ACTTGATTTGATTCGAGGTTGATAAATCTATTTCTAACTTTTCACAATCATTGTGATTAAAAGGAAGTATAAAATGTTCTTGAGAAAAGGCAATATAAAGAAAGGACAACTCTGTTGTAACAGGATGCCTTTCCAAATCTTCCCAAATTGGAATAATCGTAGATTGTTCGTTATTCCAATAATTAAGAAATTGTTCTATCTCTTTATTGGTTTCTACTATAATCATTCAGTAACTCCGTTGTTGTATTCTAATAGGATTAGTTCTGCAGTTTCTTCATCTACATATCCATCACCATCCATATCAACAATATGTCCTACATAATACATACCATCTTCTTCTGTTAAATCTGATTTAGTTAGTGTAGGATTGAATCCTAAAAGAAATAGTTCTCTGTTACTTAATTTTGACATTAGTTCTTTCATATCTTTCTTATTTAAGGATTTCGTATAAACCATATTCAATCAAGAGGTTGAGGTCATACTCACTAAGAGCCTCAAACCATTCATCAGTTACCTCATAGAGGTCAACACCAGCACCCAAGTCAAGGGCACCATTTTCGAATAGTGGATAAACAATCTTTTCTTTTGGGTCAATCACACTACCCACACTTTCTAACTCAATTAACTTTAATTCTTTCATATCTTAACTCTCATTTACATAGTAAATATACGAAAAATATTTGAATTGACCAAATTAAAATAAAGTTTTTTTAGTTTCACCCCAAGTTCCTTTACCTTCCCAATTAAAATTAAATGAAAAGTTTTTATTTTTATTTAAAATAATTTCTTTACTTTTTAATTCTTTAATTTCTTCTTTGGTTCTACTTCCATCCCCCCACTTTGGTTTTGCATGTCTCCTTGCTCTTTCTATTGTTGGAGATTTTCTTTGTGAGTAATCAATATATTTAAATGAATTTCTCGGTTGAATAAATTTTGAATCTACTTTACTATGCCAATTACCAAAATCATCTATTTTGAAATAAAAATCTGCCCAATAATTTGTATGTAAAGTGTTTCCATATTCTTTATAATCTAAATCTTTATCAAACTTTAAATTCATTTCAAACCCGCCTTTTATTTTCCATATAAGATGAAAAAAATAAAAAGGTTCTAATAATAGATTATTTTTAAATTTATTATTATCTTGTTTAAAGATTCTTAAATCAGTTCTATAATAATCTATACTATTCGTAGAATCATTATCAAATGAAATATTATACATTTCTGAAAGCAATGGTCTTGGCCAAGTAATGATATCAGTAAATTCTTTAACAAATATATCAAATAATTTTGCTCTAGTTAATATATGTGGTTTTGAATATGAAAAATCATTTTTAATCCAACTACCATTAAAACTAAAAGGAGCTAATCCAAACTTTTCAAAGTTTTGTCCTACTATTGAATCATCAGTAAGTTGAAATCCTGGTGTAAGGAAAATAGAATCTACTTTATTTCTATTTAAGAAAACAAGTGTATCTAAAAAATCCTCTGTTCTTTCGGTTGGGAAAGATGTAATCCATGTAGAAAATATATGAATCCCCAATTCATTACAATCTTTAAAGTTTTGCTCCATCTCAGATTGTGTAACTCGTTTATTTATATCTTTTAAAACTTTATCACTAGCAGATTCTGCACCAAAGGATAAAGAATGACAACCAGAATCTTTAAGAAGTTTAAGATATTCGTAATCCATTCTACCATCACATCTTGCATATCCCTGCCATTTTATTTTCATTCCTCTATCAATAACACCTTGTGCAAATTCTTTTAATTCTGTTAAATTTCCATTTACTAAAGAATCAACAAACCATATTATATTTACTCCTTTGTTATAAAGATACTGAACCTCATCTAAAACAGAAGTATGATTTCTTTGTCTATATTCCCAAAAATGAGTTTCAGAACAAAAGGTACATTTTGCAACACATCCTCTACTTAATTCTGTTAATGCACCATCTGATATTTTATATTTGGAAAAATCAAAGTTTTCATAATTTGGTAAAGGAAAGTTATTTAAATTAATTCTTTGTTTTATAGGTTGGGTAAGAATTTTCATACCTGTATGTTCTTTTCCTTTTTCTATTTCTTCAAGAACATCTAATAATATAATTTCTGATTCACCCAAAATACCATAATCAAAATAAGGTTTATCATTATCATCACAGTACATTTCACCATTTTTGATTTTATCTTTAATTTGTGATAAATCAGGTCCACCTGCAAAGAAAGTTGTATTTGGTAATTTTTTTCTCAGTTTTTTAACTACATAATCAACAGGACCAGAGTTACAAAAATATAAAGTGAACCCCATTACTTTTGGATTTATCTCTACTATCTTTTTAATCCATTTATCTAAAAAAGGATTCACCCATTTTGATAAATGTTTTTCATATTCTCCTTTTGCCCATTTATTAAGATTGTTTGGATTAAATGGGTCGTATCCTAATTCATCAATCCATTTTTTTGATTCTTGATAAGTTTCTATGTTTAAATCAAGACAGGATGATTTATATCCTGCTTCATTTACTATTGATGATAATCTTGCTATATTATAAGGAGGTAAAAATGGAGCCCATTCTGGTAATAATAAAAATAGCACATCAGATTCCCTATCTAACTTTATTATATTAACATCTGTTAATTTTTTGTTAGAGGGATTTGAAAGTTTCTGTATTTCTTCAAATACTCTAAGTGCTGATTCCATATTTTAATAAGTATCTATATGGATAAATGTGATAACTTTTCGTGTAATCTTTTCATGTGTTTACAAGGTGAATAAGAACGAAATTGTCTTGCTGGACATTCACAATCATCAATCTTGTAATCAGTAACTCTTACTTGGTAGTATTTAAGATTACCTTTCTTATCTCTACTACCCATTTCTCTATAATACCAACTATTTGTCATAACCAACAAATTTATATCCTATATCATTTACTAATCCTTTTGATACACAATAAGGATATTCATCATTTAACCAATAGTTTTGAACATTTTCTACTTCTAATAAAGTATCTTCATATAAATCTTGAGTAGTATATCCTTCACCATATCGAATACCACCACACAAACTCATAAGTTCATTTAGTTCATCCCAATTGTTTTTATTTATCTTAATTGATTTGATGATTTCTTTTTTCATCATATCAGCAACCTTGTCATTGTAATCATACATTTCTTTTGACCAAGGTTTTGTTACTTTAGGTTTTATTAATACATTCATATTCTATAAGTAATTTGGTCCATAGTAATTCCACTTATCAGTTCCATCAAAGATGTTACCTCTTGAATGTTTAGCTGGGGAACTCCAACCAGCGGGTTTCAATAAATCTCCCTTACATACAAGAGAACCTTTATTTACACCTTCCCACATAGAAACAAAAGCCCATACTGAACTTTCATCAATAAGTTTAATATATTTTTTACCTTTAGATATTGTAAGAGGAGTGTAGGGTTTATAAGAAAAGTTTTTATCCCAATGTTCTTTTCTTTTTTCATTGACTTTATCAAGCCACATTTCAAATTTACTCATAGTTTTAAGTTTTAATTATTAATCATTTACATAGTAAATATACGAAAAATTTTCCATATATCCAAGCAAAATCGCAATTATTTTTAATATATTCTTGAATCTGTGATATTATAATTGTATAAAGTTCCACAATCATCATCTTCATCAACAATATTTTCAGTAACCGTACAATAATATGGTAGTATTTCTTGCAATCCTTTTAAATCTACTTTTTTCCAATACCCAAATCTAAGTGTTATTCCTTTACCTCTAGTAAAGTAAGCATCATATCCAATTTCAAAATCAGATGAACCATACCACTTTTTAATTTCTTTAAATTTTTTATATCCTATTCTCATTTTTTATATTTTTATATTCCACTTTCAATTCGTTGAATCTTTTCATGGTGGTCAACCTCAGAATAAGGAACAACTGAAAGGTAAGGAGTAAATTTGGTCATATATAATCCACTTTTAGAACCAAGTTTCATATAAGTAAGAGTAATTACGTTATCTATGAAATCTTTCAACATATAAGTTCCATCAGAACCACCAAACCCTTGGTCCTCTGGCCAATCATTAGTCCATTCTTCTACAACTTCTAAAGCAGTTTCTAACAATTCCCATTGAGGAATTTCTTCGTTTTTAACCATTTCGTTAAAACCATCGATGTGGGATTTGGCTCGGAAAACTAAATCTTGAGGGTCAATTAAGTAATTCATATTTTTAAGTGTTATTAATTATTTACATAGTAAATATACGAAAAAAATATGAGAAATCCAAGCAAAAAGTGAATTATTTTGCTATTTTATTTTACATTATCAAGAATATTATAGTTCCACCAATCATCATTTTCCATAACTATTTTAGCCAAATTATAATTGTGTTCTATCTTATCTAAGTTTTCATTATATAGTTTTTCTATATCTTCTAATGATAACTTATTATAATATTCTATTGTATTGATATAGTTTTTATTTTTTTCAATAGAACCTCTTTCAAATTCATCACCTTTACCAAAATTAAATTCATCATTCCAAACATAAAACCCCATTTGTTTTAGTTCTTTAACATAATTTTTACCACCATAAACAATAGGCATAGTTTTAGTTAAAAATCCTATTATTGTTTTTTCTGATAATTGATTATATACATATCCATTCATACTTTCAATTATAAATGAAATATATGATTGAGTATATTCTTTTATTAAATTTTTCCAATTTGGAAAGTGTGATGTAGAATTTATAATTTCATCCGATTCATCACCAATATAGGCAGGAAATGAAATGTATCTAAAAATACCATCAAATTCTTTAATATCAGAAAAAAGAACATCCCTTTCTTCATTTTGTTTTCTAACAGATAAAATTCCTTTTATTTGTTTAGATTCATTTGTATAATATTTTTTATCAAATTGTAAAATCGATGGAGAATTCCAACTTAATTTTGATTTGGAAAATAATCCTTGCCAAAAATATAAATTTGTAATTGGGTGAGTAAAAAGAAAATCATCGGTTGTAGTTGCTGATGATATTAAAACTTCTTTGTTAGTTTCTTTTACCTTTTTATGAATATAACTAATAATTTTTTTACTTCTAAATATCTCTTGAATATAAACAATTAGAAATTTTTCATAATTTTCAAAAGTATAATCTATTCTATCAATAAGATTTTTTGAACTATCATCTCCTACGATTAAAATCTTATTGTTTTTTATAAATTGCCTTTCGTATTCTAATCTTTCATTAAGATTCATTCCAATACTTTTCTTGTAATTCGTAGATATCAATTCTTTCTCTTTTCATATGATTACCTGAAGTAAATTTTGTTCCTTTTAATGCATATCCAGATAAAAAGTTTCTTCTAAATCTATTTGAATTGTTTTCCTCTGAACCATGTACTGTATGTGAATGTAGAAGTACCATTTCACCTTTTCGTGTATTTCCTTCTATCTTTCTGAAATCATGTCCTTCTGGTAACACACAAGGTTTACCTCTTTCATTTGACCAGTTCTTAGGATTTGTTTTTACTCTTTCTTCATCTACTTCAATTGGAAGGATTGGTAATCTATGTGTACCTTCTAAGTTCCACACTGCTCCATTTTCTTTATCGTGATTATCTAAAGCAAGAGCCATGTTAACATATTCATTATGTTTACAACCAGTATAAAAAGCATTTTGATGCATATCTCTTCCTAATTGACCTGGTGGTTTAAAATATGCCCAAGTTTGAGTACCATCAACTTTACCACCCATTAGAAACTCACAAGCTTCTATAATTTTTGGATGTGAAAATAACTTACTTAATTTTTCTGATATTTTATGTGGGTATGCAAATGGGTCCCACTCACCCCATTGTGAACCATCTTCTTTAGTGGTTTCTTGTCTTTGTTTACGAAGTTTTTCTAATTCATCATTTATTTCATCTGCCTCTTCTTCGGTAAGTAATTGTATTGTGGAGAATCCTCGATATCTCCAATCGAAAGAAAGTTGTTGTTTTTCTTCTTCGGTAAGATAACTCATATAACCTTAATTTAGTTTGTATATTTATATATATCTAATTTTTATAAAACTGTAAAAGATTAGGAAGATATAATTTTAAGTTTGGTATTTTATTCTTTACAAGTGATATAGCAATTCGATTTGATTCGGATACCGATTTATCTAATATATTACCACCATTATCATATTCTGTATTCTTAGGGCCTCGAATTCTCCATCGTAGAGAAACTACTTCATAATATGGATTACTTTTATATGTTGAAAATTGATTTGAATTAACTTCATATATAGGTGAACCCTTATCATTTGTTTTTTGACAAAAATATCTAACCAAATATCCTTTTTTGTAATCAAATTCTGTTGGTTTGGGTATATGCGTTTTTACTTTTTTATTAACCCCAAGGTCATATTTACCAGCTGTAAGTTTATTATATCTATCTACTATATTATCCATTATGAGAAGTTTCTTAATTTTCCTTTTACTTTTGTTTTCCATAAACCACTACCCAATTCATGAGATACCTCAACAACTTGAAATGCACTATCTTTAAACTTAGATGGTAAATCTTTAATTCTAAATAGTTGACCTGTAACTATTCCAGTTATTCCAAAAGTTTCAAATTCAAACTCGATTGGAATTAAAATGTTTGTAGATGATTTTGCATCTTTACCTGTTTTAGAAAACTGATTAAACAAAGCTCTATCCTTCCAAGCACCTACAAATAAAATAGCATCTGCGTTAGCATTAGCTCCATCAGCTATACCAAGTGTTAACCACTTTTTCCAACTTTCTTCTTTTACATCAAAATCACCTTCTCTATCTTTAACATTTGTATATACTTCTGCAAAGTTTAAAAATATTTCAAAATTTGCCTTTCTTATTTCATCTTCATCCGGGTCATCTGGACTCTCAACTGGTTTATCTTCCAAATCTTCAGGTGGATTTTCAACAGTAAACGAATTTAAAACATCTAACACAGGGTCTTGTTCTGATGCAAATATATATGATATATCAGCATCTGTTGCCCCATCATCATTTAAACCAAGTGTTTGGCTGTTTCTTTTTCCTACAATAGAATTTTTCATTGCTGCTGGAAGAGCCATATTAAAGTTAGATGATAAGAAAGGAGTTTCTACACCAGATGACATGAATGATGGACAATCGTTAAATAAACTTCTATCTGGTGAACATAGTGTTAATTCCTTAATCTCCAATCTCTGGTCTCCTTTTTTTTCTCCATTTCTATTATTATCAGAAGGACAAGGTAGTTGTTCTATTTCAAAATACCAATAGTTATTTACAGCTGCAGATATACCATTTAAAAGTTCATAGTATATATCTTTGTTAACTACATTATTTCTACCTAAAACTTCACAAAAGAATTCAAAGTTAATAAATAAATCTTTTAAATATCCATAAGTATGTGCTTTATAATCTTGAGTAATAACACCATCACCCCATTCATATTCATTTAAAGGTTTAACTTGTGGGAAACAATAATCCTCAGCTTGTGGCCATTGGTCTAAATTTAAAATAGTTTTTGGCGAACCATCTTTATTTTTTTCTAAGTAAGATTCTGTAGCTTCTTTTGATGTTAACGCTTTTAACAAATCAAATTCTGGATGATTTCTATTTGGTATTAGTAACTTAGAACCATCAGTTGAAAACATATGTTTAAATCCCCTACAAAGTGTATTATCTGTATTAATTATATAACTAAATGTTTTTACATTTTCACAATCATCTGAATTTTTTGGTGTTAACTTAATTCTATATTGATTTAAAATTTCAAAAGCAAGTTCTAATCGTATAAAAGAATGGTTACTAAATACATTAACACCTTTTGGTATTTTTGCTGATGAATCATTTTTACTTGTTTCAATATTAGCATTTGTTAATGATTCACTCAACTCTTCTCTAATTTTATCATCCATGTTAACAAAGTTACCTTCATGTATCCATGGATTTCCTCTACTATCTACACCCTGTTTGTGTAAGTTTTTAACATATACTATTTGTTTTTCTTGAGGTAGTTTATTATACATCTGCATAAAAAGAGATAATCCAACTTCACCATCGTCAGCTGCATCTTCAATTGTTCCCTCATCAAATTTAGTACCACTTAGTGTTTTACTTTCTTCACCTTCTATTGTACCACCTTTATGTGTTTGTAAAAAAGCTGGTATTTCTCCAATTGTTGTTAATTCGATATCTAGGATATAGGATTCACCTTCGGAGTTGGCTAATGAACTGTTTGTTATAAATCCAAGATATCCACTATATTGATAATCAGAAGCTTCTTCTTTTCTTTTAACATGCAAATAGTTATTATATCTTGCCATTTCACATTTATCAAGTACTGCTTTTTGTTTTAGTGCTTTATCAGTATTCCATCCATATTCTACAAGAACAGTAAATCCTGGTTCTGCAAAATAAGTTTGAAGTGTTTCCGCTTGTTGTAAAGTGAAACATTTTATAGAAAAATTTGTTTTTCTTGTTAAACCACCTGTACCAAAGTTTAAACTCATCCCTTCTATAATAGGAGATGGTCTGTTTGGTCTCTCAGAAACAGATTGATTATAATCTTCTGTTACTTGTACTCTCCCAAAACCACCATTGGATTTACTTACTACTCGTGTTTTTCTTTGATAAGAATAAACATTATCTCCATTAAAATTTACACCAACTCTACCAGACCTTTGAGTATTTCCATAAACATCAGCAAATGAACTTGTATTTGGTACTGATTCTAAAATCAATCCACCATTATAAGCAGAAGCTATTCTTAGCCATGGTTGGTAACCACTTACTTCTCGATTATTACCAGCTCTTTCATTTAAAAGATTTGCAACTTCGCCTTCAATATTTGCTAAATTTGGAAATAACATAACTATTGATTAAAATTTTTAACAATTTCTAAATAATCTTTTGGTATTCTAAGAATAGTTCCATCAGAAAATGCAAAAGGTGCATCATGTATATTGTTTGCTGTTAATATAATCCAATGTAAAGATGAATCACCATAAAATTGTTGAGCTAATGTATCTACTCTATCACCTGTTTGAGTAACAATGTATATATCAGTATCCTTAAGTGGTATCTTTGGATATATTTTTGATTTATATACCACCTTACCCTCTTTTAATTTTTGTGTTTCGTTATTAGAATATCTACTCATAATTTATAATCCCAATGCTGCATCAAATGCCTCATCTTCCTTTTTTTGTTGTTCTTTTTTCTGTCTTTGCCATTCAGCATCTTTTTCTTCTTGGGTCATATTATCTCTTACTTGCTTTAACAATTCACCTTGTGTTCCTGCAGGGTCAGTTTTTGTGAAAGAAACAAATTGTTTATATTTTACAGGAACTGGTCTATTAATTTCTGGATGAACATAAACTACATATTCATCTGTGTATTTTTGTCCTTTCGGGCCATACTCAAGTTCGTAATATACAACTTCTAATGTCTGTTCGGTTGGGTCTTTAATCTTTTTAACCGTATCAACTTTAAAATTAGGATACTTTGGTATCCAATTTACAAACCATTCAGGTAATCCCTTAGATGATAATTTTTGTTTTATTTTTTCAGCTTCAGTTATTACTTGAGCTTTTGTTCTTTCTTTAGTTTGTTCAGTCGAAGTATCTTTTGGATTATCTGTTGATTCTTTTCCTGTACCCAACACTTTTGGAGTATTATTAACACTTGATTGATTATTTTCTTCGGTTTGTTCAACTCCAGTATTATCTACTTTAGGTGGTTGTTTTGCTGGTTCTGATGGTGCAAATTTATCAGATTCTGCAGATGAACCTCCACCTATATTAGATGCCCCTCCACCTGTTTGAGAATCTCCACTAAAGTTTCCTCCTTGAGAACCTCTTTTTTCATTCACTATTTTAATAGCATCATCACTTCTCTTATATGAATATAAAGTTTGTTCATCACCAATTTGTTCAATAAATTTAAATGTAATTGATACATCAACTAACTTAGGTAATCGAAGTCCATCTATATCAACTTCCCAATTACTATTATCAGGAATAGTATATGATAGAGATTCTATAAATGATGTTTTATTTTTATAAATATCCCCTAATCTAAATTCTATAATAGGAGGATTTGAGTATTTTATACCATCTACTGTTTTAACTTTAGGATATGTTTGTTTTGATAAAAATTCTATCTTTTGCCACATAGTAGCAAGTTCAACTGGATTATAACAAAACATTTGTAGTGTTAAAGCTACATTTCTTTCAACACCATCGTATGTATAAAAACTAAAAGGATTTCCAAAAAATTTTGAAGAACCCCATTGTGGACTTACTGTTTCAGTTATACCACTTACTGATGTTCTAAAATGAATAGATTTGCCTTCTTTTGGTTTAATCCAAAATGGAATTAAATCTAAACCTTCCAATTCTTCAGTATTACCATTTAATCCTTCAGAATTTAATCTATCACTCCCATTTGTTACTCCATAAAGAGATTCCCAATTCTTTGGAGTACCACCTTCACCTTTTGCCTTAGGATATCTTAAAGTATTATTATATGGATTTTTTGAATATCTTTTTAATCTAAATAATTTACTTGTTTTATCAACTGAATTTTGGGGTAAAAGACTTAAATCAATTCTCGTAAATTTACCAGATTGTTCATCATCTGTTGCAGTTTTTCTTACAAAATCAGAATATCTTTTATCATTATCGTATTTAACCGAATAACTACTTTCATCTAATGGTAAGTTTTTATCTTGTGATTTTTTTGTTTTTGATTCAATATCATCTGTCGATTCTTGTGTAGGTAGTTTTAAATCGGTTCCTGTACTTTCTTCAGTAACATAAGTGTTTATATTTTCTGTATATGGAGATTCTTTAGAATAATTCCTCTCACTATTTAATGCACTATTTGAACTTATACTATCACCAAGAGTTTTTTTCTTATTTAATTTTTCAGCAGTATCCTTTTTTAAATCTGTTTCTGTTTCTGAATCAAGAGTTTGTATATTTGTTTCTCTACTATCTTTTACTACAAGATTTTGATTTTGTACAGAATATGGGTTTGTATCATCTGTTGATTTATCTTCAACCTTTTCATCTATTTTTTTATTCTTCTTTAAAACATCTGCAGTTTTGCTTTTTAAAGCATCTACTTTTTCTTTTGCTTGTGTTTGTACAAGTTGTAGTTTATCTTCATTTGGTTCTGTATTTTTAGCAATACTAATCGTGGATGAGTAAGGATTTATAGATGAATACTCATAAGAACCATTTGTTGGAGAATTTTCACCCAATCCTGCAGGTGAACCAAATAATGTATCTCTTAACTTATCTTTTACAAGTGAAATACCTTCACCTATTATATTTCTACCAATAGTTCTAAAATTACCACCACCAGCTTGTTTTAAGAATTTACCAACTTCAGTACCACTTGCATCTTTTTTAATTTTTGCCAGAGTAATCATAGTATCTGGTTCTTTACCTTTTTGTAATTCACCTGTACCATCTACATAAGTTGGAATAGCATTTGCAGGAATACCTAATTTGTTATTAGCAAAATTCCTTACATCTGAAATAGAATTTAGTTTACCACCTGTAAGTTTTGATATACCTAAACCAATTAAACCACCATCTGAAGATTCTCCACCCATAGAGTTTTTCATATCTTCTACTGATTTAGTAGTTCTATTTGAGATTCTTATTGATTCATTACCATATATTAAAGGGTTGTTTACTTCAACTGCAGATTTGATTCTAATACCACTTGTTTCTTGTTCGACAAGAGTTTCTGTATCAGATTTTAAAGAGGTATAGTTAGTACCAAAAACCCAATTTGATTGTCCTTCGTATATTTCCTTTAATGTTGGCATATATTATTTCTTCGCTGTTAATAATGTTGCACCTTGATTACCACCACCATCTGAATTTGCTCTTACAAAATCATTTAAAAGCTTTCCATCTAAGTAAACATTCATATTTTTATTATCAATAGCTTCTTTTACTGCTGTTAATCCCTGTATAACCAGTTCTTGATAAACCGAGATAGAATCATCATCTTCTTTTTCTTCGGATTTACTTGAACCTCCACCATTAAAGGCACCAAATAACAATCCTAACCCAGCTCCTGCAACTCCTAAACCTAATAAAGTAGGTAGTGCTGCAATACCCATCATACCTAGTAATCCAAGTGAACCTGCTAAGGCAGTAAATGCGGCGGATAACATAAATATACCACCAACCATTGATACTAAAGAACCTAATATTGGTGCAATTTCACCAAAGGTTTTAAATCCACTTGCCAATTGATTAATTCCAAACCCAAGAGCACCAACGGCGGCTCCTATTAAGAACATTCCCGCAGCAGCATTTAATATAAGAACAGCTTGTGGACCTGTGAATAATAATCCCAATCCAAACATCGCTGCCGTTAATATTCCTAATCCTAAAACTGCCATTCCGATTTCATTTAATCCAACACTACTAAATTGTTGTAATGCTTTACCTAAGATGAAAAGAGAACCTGCTATTAAAACCATAGCGGCAGCTCCTTTAACAACATCAGTCATTTTTATTTTACTAAAAGCTCCTGTTATACTTCCTATTCCTTTTCCTGGGCCAGGTCCTGATGGAAGAGGTGGAGGTGTTGCTGGGCCTTTACCTTTAAATAACCCACTAATTTTATCTTTGGCTTTACTACCAAATCCACCTAATTTTTCACCTAAACCTTTTAACATTCCACCACCAGCACCACCTTTGAATATTTTCTGTGCACCCATTTTAATGATGTTTGCCAAACCTTTAGCTGAGTTTACTACAAAGTTCTTCATTCCTCCTGCAATCCCTCCAATAGAGGTTCCCATAGATTTAAGACCAAAATTCATTTGTCCCAATACGATTACACCAGTACCAAGTGATTTAACCATACTTCCAAGAGGACCAGTTGTAATTGCAGTAAGTGATTGTTGCATGGTTTCAAATGTTGAAAGTTGCATTGTACCATCATCATTTAACTTATCCATGTTTTTGGCCATTTTAGATAACTCATCAACTGATAATCCTAATGCTTCAGCTGCTTGTCTCTTTTGGATAACATTCATTTTTTCGAATGCTGCTTGACCTCCAAGTTGTTTTATTGTTTCTTTTACAGATGCTCCTATCTTCCCTTCAAACGCTAATCCTCTTGCTCTGTTAAGGTTAATGTTTCTACCTAACATTGCTGATAATTCTAATTCTTTTGTAATTGAAGATTCAAAATCAAGTAATCCATCGGTTACTTTACCAAGTGTACTCATAGATACACCAAGTTTTGCAGCTTGAACTGCTGATTTAGCTAACTCTTCTGTTGCTTCAGCTCCATATGATGCAAATAATTCTGAATTTTGAGCAATATCTTCCATCGCTTGAGATGGTATTACTCCTTGTTGTTTTGCAAATTGTTTTGTGGATTCTGCTAAATCCATTGCTTGTTGAGCGGTCATATCACCACTTCTTGCAAGAGTACCAACGAGTCTAGCAGCAGATTCACCACTAATACCCATATTAACTGCCATCAAGTTGGTATTCAATCGAGTTCTAAAGGTACTACCCTCAACTCCACCAAATTGATTTGCTAATTCCTTAGTTACTGCAGATGCATCTTTAAATGCTATACTTAATAATGCTGTTTGACCAGTTGCTCCTGTTAATCCTCCAACAAATCCACCAAATTCTCTTGTAACTTCACCTACTTTAGAAATGACAGAACCAAGTCCTCGTATGATTAAACCAATTGCAAGGGAAGGTTTTTTAAGAGCAGTTGTAATTTGGTCTCCTACTGCTTTAAATCTTGTTTTCATTTTTTCAGCTTCAGCAGTTAGTTCTTTATATTGTTCTAATTCATCCGCAGTTAAACCACTTGTTACTTTTATTTGTTCATTTACTGATTTTGTTCCTCCTAAGAAATCTTGAAACTGTTGGTTTACTTTTTTATTATCTCCCAAAAATTTTGCATATTTTTTTCCTAACCCATCCATCATGGACTTAGCTACATCTAAATCTTCAGCATATTTATCAATTGCTTCTTGGTCATTAGGGTCAGCATTCATCAGGTTTTGTTGAGCTTCTTGCATCATACTTGCACCTGCTTGAAATTCTTTTATAAACTCTACACCAGTATCTCCGACAGTAGTTGATACATCAATACTTGAAATTGCCTTCATGTTTTTAAACATGATGCTCATAGATGAATTTAACTGAGAAGTTGACCTTGCTGATAAGGAGATTGTATCTGCGGTTTCTTTGAACTTTTCAACCCCTTCTTTTATACCTTTTACTTTTGATATGTATTCATCTGTTTTATCTATTTTCTTTTGAAGATTATCGATTTCTTGTTTAGAATAAGAATTTGCTTTTTTGGCGTTCGCATCTTTCATCTTTGCCAACTCGGATTCCATTTTGGAAAGATTCGCAGTTGCCTTAGCTTCTGCATTTATAGCTTTTATTCTATCTCCTTGAGCCATTTATTATTTTTCTAAAGATTTAAGATATTTTATAAGGTCATCTAAATCATTATTGACTTTATCAATTTTTTTAGCCAACTTAGGATTTCTTTTTGCTGATGTTCTTGCGAATTGTTTATCTAATCCTTTTTTGTAAGAATTAAACAAACCATCAATAAATTTATTAATGACTCCTTCGTTTAATTTTTGTTTTGACATGAGTATCTCCTATATAGTTTTGTACTACTATAAATATAGGGTAAAAAAAAAGTGAGGAATTATTTCCTCACTCTTACATTTGGTCCTCTAGCACCACCTTTTTTATTTGCCTTTTTATATTCATCAGCCTCTTTCTTTTTGGCATCTAGTAATTTCTTAAAATAGAAATTTCTCCAATGAATAGGCATGGTATAAACTTCTTTCCAAGTAAATCCATTACCATAGTTAACCATCTCCCAAATTTGATTATGGAGTTGGATACTATAATCATTCGGAAGGGTAAAAAAACCCTACCCCAAATGGGATATCCAGAGCCTCCGTTTCTCCAGTTATATCAGAGGTAAACTGATATTTTAAATCTAAGTCAGGTGATATCTTTCTAATATAATCTCTGATAAACTTAGATTCTCTTGCTAAAAGGTTATTCTTTACATAATTATTGATAAATCCTCTATCAGTATTACCATCTACTTCTTGAACGATATATCTTAATCTTGTTGATAATTCTTGAGAAACAACATCACTTCCCTTTTTTTGTAATCTTTGTAGTGCTTGAATTTCTGCATTAATATCTAACTCATCTTTATGAGTTAATAATTTTAATACTACTTCTTTTTTAGATATTGGTAAAGTTACTGTATATCTATTATCTGCTGAAAGTATTGAATCATCTACTTCTTTTATTTGTATTTGAGATAAATCTATTGTTTCTTTTTGTGTTTCACCAGTAAAAGGGTCTGTTACTTCTACTTGATAATCTTTCCCGTATCCCAAAACACGAGTTGCTAGTAAAATAGCGTTTTTATCACCGATGAATATATCACCAATATCTAAACCTTCTTCTACTACCACAGATTCGAATAACTTATCAAGAACCACCCCCTTCCTTATCAAATTTTGGGAAGCAAGTATATCCTCTTCACGAGCTGTCATATACTTTATCTCCACCGTACCCTTTGATAATGGGTGGTCTGTTGGATATAATTTACCTTTAGATGGTAAATCAACTATTTCAGTTGGAAAATCAAATTTTGCCATATAACTTTAATTTTAATTGTTTTATATAAATATATACTTTTTAAAAAGTTAGAATATAGACGAAAAAAAAGTTCTCACTAAGAGAACTTTTTCCTTTATAAAAATATTGGGAGTAGTATTAAAATTCTAAAACTGCATAATCATAAGATAGTGTTAGAGTGATTTCTGCTGGGTCTGTAGCATTTGCCCAATCTAAATCATTAAACACTGCATTGTTGATAAATGCACCTTTTAGAGTCCATTGTTCAATTTTATCTCCAACAGGCCCTAACATATAACATTGAATGTCTTTTTTATAGAAATCTGCATATCCATCTCTACCAGTTAGAGATTCATGAGATAATCTAACCCATTCCATTACTGCCTGAGCACCACTTGGAACAATTGGGTCATATAAACTAATTTCTACATCTTGCCATTCACCTTTTCCTTTAAGTTTTCTTTTAACATTAATGTGGTCAAGGGTTACAGTTTCAAACTGAATTGAAGGTCTGTTTGCTGTTTTTATAAGATATGAAGGGATACCATCGATTTCCATGATGAATCTATTCTTCATCTTTGGTTCGAAGTTGGTATAAAACATATCGTTAAATTCTAATACTTCTGCCATTTTGTTTTCTCCTAATTATATTCTACTATAAATATAGTTCTTTTTTATTTTTATTTAATTTATGCCGAGAATGAAGCTCCTGTTGGGAGTATGTTGAAATCTAACACGATGAATTCAGCAGTTTTTGTTGGTTGTAGGAAAATCTGTCCAGCCAATATATTTCTGTCGATTACATCTGGTGTGTTATTACTTTCATCCATCACCACTCTAAATGCATATAAACCTTGTCTTTGTTGTATTCCTTCTAAGTAAGGATTCACAGTATTTAAGAATCTACTTCTTGTTTGAGAAGTATTTTGTTCGAATACTAAGTATCTTGAAGTAGAAGCAATATACTTCTTAACTTTAATCATTAATCTTCTTACATTGATTCTATCAAGTGCAGATGCCTTATCTTGTAAAGTTTTTTGTCCGAAAGCAACGATACCTTCACCAGGGAACGAAGCGATTGGGTTAATCTTACCTTCATATAGTGTATCTCGTTCTGAGTGAGTTAATCTGTTTAATACAGATACCGCACCTACGATACCACCTCTATTCAATCCAGCTGGTGCAAACCACTCAGCGGCAACAGCATCATTTGCTGCATATATTCCTGGCATCAATACTGATGGTGGAATAGTTGTAAGTTTATTAGTTCTACTATCTATTGTTTTAACCCATGGGTAGTATGTACCTACATAGTTAGAATCAACTGCAGAACCTTGTGAAATTGCATCTGCAATAGTATCTTCACCACTTGTTACATCACCAATGAAGAATGCATCTTCTCTAGCTTCTACCATATCAACAACTTTATCAAATACATAAGAATGTAATCTTCTTACAATACCTGGTGTTGATACTAAGTTGATATCAAAATCATCTGGGTTAGATACTGAGTTAATTGCTTTTACATAAGCAACTGAACCACTTGATACTGATGTTGATAAGTTAAATCCTTGTGAATTTCCTGCTCCAAAGTCAGAATCACCATATTTTGCTGATTTTACTGTTGGAGATATACCATCAAATCCACCTTGGAAACCAACTAAGAATTGTCTTTTGTTAATAGTTGATGCATTATCTGAAGTAGATAGTGAGTATCCAAAGTTTTTAGTTGAAACAGAACCACCTACGATTGCAGTAAATGCTGCATCAAATGAGAATGCTGTGTTTGAACCTACACCTACTCCAGTTGGTAGTGGTGATAAGTAATTAGCATTATCAATCTTAACAAGAGATGTTTCTAAATCAATACCACTATAATTTGAACTAATTGATGAGTTATTATTTTCTGAACCAGTTGAGAAAATTACTGCTGGAACTTCTGTTTCAGTAGCAAGTTTAATTGGATTAGAATAAGCTCCATGAGCAAATGGTGCTGCAGTGATTGGGAATGAACCTTCTGTTGAACATTGAACTCTAATAAATTTAGAATTGTTTTGGTAATCACCATTTTCTGTTTGTTTACCATTTGCATCTATTGTTACATTTCTATC